ATGGCCTCATTTAGACAAAGAGGTGATGCTTGGCGTGTTGAGATTAGTGTCAATGGTACTCGGGAAAGTGCGACATTTGATACAAAGACTCAAGCACGCGCATGGGCATCTAAACGAGAAACTGAACTAAGAGAACAAGCGCTCGGGAAACTCCCCGATTATACACTTAAGCAAGCTGTTGAGCGATATATAAGCGAGGTTAGTCCAAAAAAGAAATCTCATTTACGTGAAGCTAATCGTTTAACTGCATTTTTACGCATGTATCCAGCTTTATGTAAAAAGCCTATAGCGAAAATTACAACTGATGATTTAGTCAAATGGCGTGATGATCGATTAAAGCAGATTCAAGGATCATCTGTAAGACGTGATGCAAATGTACTTTCATCTTTGTTTAAGATTGCACGTAAAGAGTGGAAATGGATCCATGAATCGCCAATGGCTGATTTAACTATGCCGCCTCAAGCTAAGCATAGAGATAGGCGTGTTTCTGATGAAGAGGTTAGAAGATTGGTTTTAGCTTCGGGATGGGATGAATCAACACCTAACAACTTTACCCAACAAGTGATAATTGCATTTTTATTTGCTTTAGAAACAGCAATGCGTGCCAGTGAGATAAAAGGCTTAACTTGGGATCGGGTATTTTTATTTGATCGTTATGTGGCGCTGCTTGAAACCAAGAACGGAACAAAGCGAAATGTACCCCTTTCTAAGCGTGCTATAGAGTTAATTGGATATCTCAAGGGAATTGATAGTAAACGCGTATTTACTATCAATGATGCTAGTTTTGATACTTTATGGCGAAAACTAAGAAACCGATGTGAAATTGAGGATCTACATTTTCATGATTCACGGCATGAAGCCTGCACAAGACTTGCACGAAAAATTGAAGTATTAGATTTGGCGCGTATGATTGGACACAAAGACCTTAAAAGCTTAATGATTTACTACAACCCTACCGCTACAGAAATTGCAAATAGGCTAGATTGATATATGAATTCATCAATTGATTATATAATTAACTCTAATATTTATTAACAATAACAACCAATTAAAAAGGGAAATTGGATGCTAAGCAGAGCTTTTGAAGTTCATGATAGTAAAAATGAAAACTTTATAGGGCATTTATTACTTACCATTAATGAGAAAGTTGAAGTTAGTGTTACCTACAAAGATTTTTATTTAGAAATTAATAGTTACTTTTATGAAAACCTAAAAGCACCAAGTCTAAAAAATTTTTATGCTTCTTACCGTGTTAGTTTAATCAATGAAAATGATCAAAATTATGCCAATATTTCATATTTAAATCCACCTGAAGGTGGAGATATAATACTATTTGATGGTATGAGAGGCTTTAGGATAGGTTCTCTTATCATGTACATAAAAATTCAATGGCTTAAAAATTTAAGTGCTGATTATAAAGTTAAGGGTATTTTTTTTCGTCCAGATGGTGACCCTGAAATTGCTAAACAATTTTATAAAAATTTTGGCGTGAGAATTGATGGTTTACCTTTCAAAATTTCTAATTTATGCCTCCATGATTCATGGAAAAAAAATATATTTGAGATTGATCTTAGTAAAATTGATAGTATTATTCAGAATTTAGTAAATGAATTAAATTTTATTAATTCTAAAATCAAATATTTAAGAGAAATGAATTTCGAGAGTAATGATAAATATAATAAGATTAACATCTTGAATTTTTGGATTTGCAGAAACTTTTATGCTGACTTATCAAATTCTCCAATAAGCTTTGATTATGCATATCTAAGTAAAGTTGATTTAGAAACCAAAACAGAACTATTAAGTAAATACTATTACGAAAAAATTGCTATAAATCAAATTTTAGAAGATAAGAAAATGGAGCATCAAAAACAAATAAAGCGCTGGGATTTTTCCCATATCCCACACAGATTCTTACAGGCAATTATCAATATATTTAATATGTTACTCCCTTACACTATACTATTAGTATTTTTATATCTTATATATAAGTATCTATTTTAAAATTTGGTAACAAGCAACATTAATGAAGCTCGTTACCATGTTATTACATTTCAGTAACTTTTGTTGCAGTCACGCCACTCAAGGCTGGTAAATCATAACGAAAATCTGCTGGTCTACTTGCTTTCCCATACCAACGGAATTCCTGAAAATCAGCATCATTGTATAGGGCATACGACACGGCATTACTCTGATTACCACCAATGCAAACCAATTTGCCAGTCTTACTATCACGCCCTGCTACAAAGCAAACGTGACCACCTCCACTTCGGGTTTTAATAGCAACACAGCCATATCAGGATTGTTGAATTATGTTGTTTTCCAACAATTTCACGTAAACCAATATGTTTTTTGGCTTCAACCATCCAATCTAAATCATTTTTATTTATAACTGATGCTGAGATAAGCGTATTAACACTTGATAAGTTTAATTGTGGTTCATGTAATTCTGGCTGTTTCTTCAAGCGCGCCAAAATCATTGCCACACCAACAAAAGCACCAACATATTCTTTCCAATTTTCAGGAATAGAATTTTTAAAATCTTCTGGAATTAAATTCCACACAGTTAAAAAATGCTCAGAGAATAAACTTAAAGCAAAAAAAATGGCGCTTAATGCGCCAATTTGTACAGATTTAAGTTTGTATGACTGTTTCCAGTTATCGATTAATTTCATTGTCTACCTTCTTTTCAATTAAATTACTCACAAAATGAGTTCCCATATAGCCAATACATGAGGCTAATCCTACCGCGACAATTTGAGGAATATTAAACCACTCAAGGAAAGTCCATACGCCAACTGCAAAGAGACCACACATGATTGACTCTGCAAAATCCCCCTTACCAGCTTTCTTTTTTGTTCGTAAATAAGCCATAACGAACCCCATAAAAAATGAAGTAACTGCCGTCCCAAAAGTACCAATTAACTCTTGGACCCATTTCCAAAATTCCATGCCACCCCCTGATTTGGGCAATAAAAAACACCCTTTCGGGTGCTTGTAGTCATATAAGTTACGTTTCAGTTGTTGCTTGTGTTATACGTGTAGAATAATTCCAAGCTGTTTCTTTCCATACATCACGCGCTGCAACTCTCACATAATATGTAGTAGTTGATTGAAGTTTATTTATAGTGCAAGCATTCTCAGTACCCGTCCAACTTGCCGTCATTATTTCAGGATCAAAATTGGCATTTGTACTTACCCAAACCTGATAGTCTTTTAGATCTGGTGCTTCACTTGGAATCCATGTGACTGTGATCGAATCCTTGGTAGACGATGTATAAACATTTAACAATTGGCTTGGAATTGGATTGCTTATGTTTAACTCAGCAAAGGAACTTATCACTTCTCCATTTTTACTTGCAACACGAATTGTATATGAACGCTGTACACCATCTATTTTAGCCTCCTCCATTGAGTAGCTATAATCAGTGTTCGTCGTATCTACAGTTCTAAGTAATGTACCACCAGACAAGATTTGGACAATATAACCAGAAGCGCCTGCAGTATTTTGCCATTGAACTTTAAAACTTGTCCCAACAAATGTCGACTGCAAAGATAAACCTTTAACACCTGAAGGTGTCCCACCACTAATTGTATGGCTGTAAGCTGTAACTTCATCTAAAGATTGCTCTTTTTGTTCAAGACCATTAAAACTAGTAAATTTTAAGTATGCCTGTTTACCAATAAGGTTTTGATTAAATTCATATTCAAAAATAGCTCGATCGATACGCACAAATGGTTCACCAGCTAAATGATACTGAGCATTAGTAAATCTGCCACGATGTAAACCACTTAATGTATATAACCCAGAACCATTTAATGTAGCTTCTTCATAATTAAAGTATTCATCACCCACTTTACACAAAGTTGCATCAATTTGAGCTTCCGCAGCGGTACCACTAAATATTTGACTGGAAGTATTCAACTGGACTTGTAGAGCAGTATCACTTTGATTAATGCCTGTTGTTAATGCTCCATATCGAGCTGAACCATATATGGTACCAATTCGTTCATAAGTTGTATTGTCGAGGCTTACCCAAACATTACAACCACCCCAATTGCTGCCACCTGAGGCTGCTACCCAAATTTGATTTAATCCATTGGTTAAATCTAAAGGAGGCTCAAAAATTACAGGTGCATTTACATTACCTGGTTCTTCATTTCCACCTTGATACCCATTGGATGACTGCAGATCATACTCAACTGCGGATCTTGAACCGATTGCCAACTCCTCTGCAGTAATTGTCAGCATGCCGTCTTCATCTTCTTCAACACGTGTAATGCGCACTAAGAATTTATCTAAACCTAGTGATTCATCTGTGATTGTTACAATATCCATCGGTTCTAACCGACAGTACTTCCAGCCAAGATTAAATTCATACTCATTACGAACATATAAAAGCCGTTGCAAACGTAACTGAACTGCATGCCGTGCGATTTTTGGCTCACAAAACATTTCCAATTTAACCGGATCTTCGGTGCGTAGACCGTACATTTCAATGTTTGCTTGGTCTTTCGCCTCTACAGTTTCAGTATTATATTGATTGAAGCGATTTACATATTCAATCTGAGTGTGGTTGAAAGCATCCGTATCACGACTACGGCGAACACGTACCGGTTCATCTTCACCAATAAAATCATCATCAGTTAAATGATATACAGGTTCTAAATTAGGTGTGAATATATGGCCATTACCAGAAATAGCAGAATCTCCGAATGATTTAATTTTTAAACCATCTGGACTTGGTACCACCGCACAATTAACAGCTTCAACAACTTCATTAATAATTTCATGTGCTTCACGTTGCTCCGTTAAAGCTGGACTAATGAGCAAATTAGCCGCAGCGCAGTAGGTCCTGAACTCTGATAGATCATGCATATTCAAATATGGCGATGCGCCATAGCGGGGATTCGTAATTAAATCCTCTATCACATCTGCTGGATTCGCATCATGAATCATATCTGAAAAAGTAATATCACTAATGACTTCAAAGTTATGATTTGCAAGGCTAGCGCTACCTCCTAATTCATAATTTGCACACGCTACATATCCAAGGAAAGGATAGTTTATGGCTTCATCGGGATGTTTGCTCTGCAAATATCCCCAAATAGGATTTCCATCACCATTAAAAAGTTCAAAGCCAATCTGATCAATAGGCGTTAATTGGACTCCATTTTCAGTTTTGGTAACAATTTGCTCTTTATCACGCCAAATGATGCCAATTGATCTAATTTTGTTTTCACAAAGTCCAAGCATTAAGGAAGCATAATATGTGAAAGTGGTATTTTTAGTTTTTGAGCTACCCCCTTTCCCACCTGACTTTGTTGTTGTGGTTTTAGCGATGGAATGAAAATCACCATACCAAAACATATTTGCAGCCATACGATTTTTACCGTAAACCAAAGGCTGACAAAGCCCATAAGCAGATTGCTGTACACGCATTGAATTAATACGTGTATCAGATGTACTCATGGTAGAACCACCAAATAATCCACCCATATTATTCTTTTAGCCTCTTCATACGATAAAAGCCCGCAACACGGCGGGCTAAACTTCCTTTTGTACCATCTTGAATGACAACGCCAATACCAAGATAAGAGTGGATTATTGTTGGCCATTCAACAACAATGGCACCATGACTTACGCATTTACCAATTTTATAAAGAACTATGTCACCTGGTTGTGGTTCATCAACTTCAAAACACACACTTTTGATATGTTCTAAATACCGCTCTCCCATCTGGTGCATATGCCAATCAGGTGGGTAAGGTCGTGGATCTAAGTGGTCCATCAGTCCTACTTTTTCATACACTTCACAGATCAGCGTTCCACAGTCTACACCAACACCTTTTACACGACCCTGATGATGGTATGGGGTACCAAGCCAAGTCATCGCTTCGTCAATAGCCGCTATATTTTTAGATAACATTAGCTAACCATCCTGCAACAACTTCAGCATATTGGTCACGACCAACTTGATCGTAATGCACCCAATCATTAATCGTCCCAACTTGAACATCACTATCTACTGATAATGCTTGGTTATTTACTATTGGATACCCCATATCCCTGTTCATATGCATATAAACCGGAATAACTTCTAGATTTGAATGTGATGATTTAAGTTCATCGACTTTTTTTAAACACAATTCAATCCAAGTTGCAGTATCAGCACAAAACGTATTAAATCCGTTTTCAGTTGCTGACCATGCGGGACAAGGTACTATTCCAATGGGAACATTAGGCAAAACCTTATGAATTTGCTTTACCATAATTTCCAAACCAAGCTGCATAAAGCGCATTACTTCATCACGAGAATAAGCACTGCGATCAAGATTTATGTCATTAGTAGAAAGCGCAATTGTAATAAAATCAGGCGTTGCAACGTTATGCTGAGTCTTATACCAGTCAAAATCGAAAATGTAGAAATTTCCAGTTTTATCGGTATCTTCAGCATATGACAGTTCTTTTTGAGCACCAGTAAAGCGGAAACACCATGTCGGATGATCTGTTTTATCTTGAGTTGTCGCTAATTTTAAAAACGGATTTTCAAATTTAGCTGTACGAGTTTTTCCACCCTCACTTCGAGTATGAATGATGCCGCCTGATTCATTGTCTTTCCCAATAAATTCTCGATAATTCCACCATCCGCGCCCCTCGCTAGGCACTTCATTCGGGCTTTCAGTAGACCAAAAAGTCCCGACTGGTGTGACAGTGGCTCCCAAGCTTTCAAGCTTATTTTTAAGTGTCGATGGTGTCCCTACTTGCGTTAATGAATCGCCAAAACACAACATATTGAAGTTTCGATTTAGCTTAGATTGTGGCGCTTTACTTACTGCAATATTTTTCCAAAAACGCTTATCAGCTACACTTGCATGCGCGTAAACGAATTGAATCGTATTTGATAAATCTTGAGGATTCAGAATAGTTTGCTGTAAAACAGGTACATAACGCTTGATTGTTTCAACGTGATTTGTATCAATCCAAGTGCGAACTTTTTCTAAACCCTTTCTTGGATTTGAAAAGACTGAATCTTTGTAAAGCGGTAATGCTCTGTTTTCAATAAAAAAAAGCTTATTTGGCAATAAAGCTCTTTGATTTAATTCATTAAAATCAGCTGAATCATTACTATCATCAACTATAGATCCGCTTACATTCACGATTGTGATTTTATTTTTAAAGTCACCAAAACCATAGAATTTATAGTTGTAAACGTATCCAAGCAATACTTCTTGATTTCCCAAATTTTGAGGTCTTGTCTGTGACAAATTAAATTTTAAATCACTGATTATTAAAGATAAATATCGAACGTAGGCAGGGTTGAGTACGTCAAAAATTGCATTTTTTGAAGAGTCAATTGAGATAAATCCGCCATTACAGAACAAAAATCCAGAATGTAAAATTTCAAGCTTGGCTGTACTAAAATCAATTTTTAATCTTAGATCATCAGACATAAAAGCAGGTTCGGAAGATAAATGACGACTATCAACTTTCCCAGAAATTTTAAAACTCTGAGTACCTTCTTGCAGAAATGCATTATTTAGCGAAGTTGTAAAAATATAATCTCCAACAACTTTTGCAATTACAATATGAGATGGCGATAAAACATCAGTATCAGTCAACGCTTTAACTTCATTTGTGGTTTTATCATAAACAATTGCTGTTAGATCACCAGAATAGCTAATATCAGCAACCAGCCAACCTCTATATTCTGATGAATATAAAGTAAAAGTACCTGAAATTTTTTTATTTTCTTTATTTATTAAAAGTGCTCCACCTACAATCTCACCATCTGCAGCATATTTTAGGTCAGCAATACTACCTTTATATGTTTCAATCCCATTAGCGATGATAGTTGGTTGCTTTGGACCGTTTGAAAAAGTCATCCATTTCCGTTGCCATAAAACACCGAGTAATAAATATTCCGATGAGTTTTTTTCTAAGCTATTAAAAATTTTAAACTGCTTGGTTTGCTTATTTATACAAATTTTACGCAAACCCAAAGGATATTCTTCGTCTTCTGGCTCTAAAACTAGACTTTGTCCGACTGGAATACCATCAATATAAACAGAACCGTTTGCTACAAGCCCCCCACCACCATTTAGTCTATTATTTATAAAATCAATTACAATATTTGTATCAATAACTAAATTTTGATTTGCAACTTCTAGATCGAGTGTCTCTATTAGTTGAGCATATGCTTGTTTGAATTGACTCTCAGTCACAGTGGTGCCGATGAATTTTTCAATTTCTGGAATTGACATGAGCTTAGCCTCATTAAAAAACCCAGCAAAGCTGGGTCATGTATATAACTATTAAACTGAAGTTTCAGGTACTGGTATGAAAGGAGAACCGCGAAACATGGCTTTGTTGTTAAATCTGTTCACACAGGTTTCAAGTCGTTTATCGCACCCTGGATAAACTTTGATGCGCTCTCCTGTTTCTGGTACAGAGAGCAAAGGCAATGTAAGCAGTAAAGTGCCAGTCTCATGTAATCGAATTGTTCTCTTTAGACCAGCATTTTCACCGTCTAGAAACTCCACCACACCTTGTGTGAACCAACCTTGTGGCTGAGTGACATTACACAATATTCTTGATTGAGTACTGTTTGCATCTATTACAGTACTTACAGCATGTGCACTTCTATTTAAGCCACAAGCACTATCGAACAGCGTATTGGAACAACTTGGTTGATATAAATTACGTGGCATTTGCACACTTAAATCATCTAGATCAGAGGCAACATTAAAATGAATTACATTGCGATCAAATTCAGGCTCAATAATCCGCCCTTCAAACAATAATAATGCCTCTGCACTCGTATCGGTTGGTGTATTGATATCCATAAAAATACGCTCTAATTTAAATCGTGCACCATCCATTTGACCATTGTGAAACGCTTGGGCAACCGGGATTAAATTAAACTTATTTTCATCTGTAGATTCGATTGATACGGATAAGTTATCAACTTCAACACCCAACGATAGATTAAACCCCTCACGGCTAATGATAGGACCATCTGCAAAATAGGTATTGCCAACTACATTTAGATCATAATCGTAATTTGTGAAACGATGTATTTGATTTTGGACAGTTGTAATTGTGTATAGATCAGCCATAAGAAACTGATCTGCATCCAATAAAGCGATTAACTTATCTGAAGCTGCTCTCATATTTTCTTTCCTAATGATCCAACCATCTCAACCTTGGATGCTTTCCAAAGTTTTGACAAGAAATTTGTATATTGCTGTTCATCATCTTTGAAACGACAACGATAAAAATAAGTGCCTGATACAGAAATTTTTTGTCCCTCGTCCAAAGGCTCTGAAAGCACAAATTTTCCGTCTTTTGTAATTCCGACTGTATCAGCACTCCACATGGGCTTTTGATCAGCTGAAGCCCACATTGTTTTTGATTCAACCTGATTCCACATATCAGGATTCGATGGCTGCGTAGATTCGAGAGTATTTCCTACAGCAACTTGGCTAGAACCCTGAGTTTTATATAGTTGAAAAGTCGTCGAAGCACCATCACCTACAAACGTGCAATTAAATTCATTATCATCAGGTGCTTTATATAGAAATGAATCAAAAGCACCACGGCGAGCCTCGAAAAAGCTTTGTAAAATCTGCAATTCTTTACGACCTTTGTTTTCACGCAGAAAAGCATAAGACATTGTAAATTCATACTTTGGCACAGCTTGATAACTTGCTCGAAGCTCACGACCATTGACAGAGGTCATAATTTTGGTATTAAAAATGGGAGTCTTTGTAAGCTCCCATTCTAGTCCTGGTAATTCAGGAAATAATTCATCTGACATGTAAACTCCTTATTTGCCAAAATTACGGTTATACCCTTTCAATCCACCAGCCAATTCACGACCATGTTTGCGCATAAACCGCTTAATGTCTTTAGAATCCCATGCTTGAATATTGACCTGTGGCATCGCACCCATATCACCTGCATAAGCGGGCTGCTGAGCCATAGAGCCATCACCCATGACAGATTTACCCAATGCACGTATGGTATTGGCATGTTGTTTAGGTAAAACCATCTCTTCCTCATGTAGTTGGGTCATAGGATTTACACCTGAAGGAATATCGTAACCTCCTCGAGCAGATGCAACCTTGCCAACAATCGCCGACACTCCAGCGAATGCGGCAATACCTGCTGCAACACCCAATGCAGGTCCAACAATTGGAATTGCTGAAAGTGCCGCCCAAGCTGCTGCCATAGCTTCCCATGCCGACATCATGATGGATTTGATAACTTCCATGAGTTTTAAGCCTAATCGAGCAAATACACCTGTAGAAGTTGCTGCGGTTTTCATACCCTCACCAGCAACTACAGCTGTAGTTTGAGCTGCTTGACCAGACACTTCTGCCGCAGTTTCAGCCTTTATAAATCCGAACTTCAAAGCTAACCGTCGCGCTAAACCGATTCCATACTCTTTTAAAGGTGCTGTAACGGTCTTTTGAATAAACTCCATTGCAAGCTCTGAAAATACAGCATTCATAGCATTACGCCATGTTAAAGTGCCATTCATCATGGCTTGCATGCCCTGATCCCAGAGGTTTGACATTCTTGAAGTCAAGCCACCAAACTTCTTCTCAAAGTCTTTCATTTGAGCATCACTTATTAGATTTGGTGCTCCAATGTCATTAACTGCTTTTTGATTGTCTAATTCAGCTATATTATTGCTGATTGTTGCTTGCCCTGCTCCCTTGCCTGATATTGACGATTGTTGGTTCTCTAGATCCAATCGAGCCAGCAACCCATCACGCTTAATCTGGTAAAGCTGATCTTCTAATTGTTTTTCAAGTTGAACTTTTTCAACATTAGAAATACGACCTGCATCTAAAGCAGCTTGAATACGAGCCTTTTCTTGCTCATAAATCCGCTGCGCCTGATCTTGTTTGGATTGAATTTCTTGTTCATAAATAGCTTTGATTTTTTCAAAGGCTTCTAAATTCAAAGCAACGATTTTATCTTGCGATTCTTTCTCGGCTTTTTCTTTGAAGGTTTTTTTATCTGCACTATTTAGCGTTGATTTTTCGATTCGATCCAGTTCTTTGGTTAATTCAAGCTGAACCTTTTCCTGCTCTGAAGCATATTTGTATTTCAGATCAAGACGCTCTTTTTCAGCCTTTTCCGCATTTCTTGTCTGCTCTTCAAGGTAACGTTCATACTGGGAATCTGAACTGGATTTCTTACTTCCTTTAACCTTGTCATTTTTAACCAAAGCTAGATACTTATCAGCATCAGCTTGAGAATTAAAACTGACATGAATATGTCCACCTGTTGCGCGTTTAGATGGATTCTTATACTCATCAAGAACTTGGGCGTTGACTCCATTCTTACCAAGCATAGACCGCAAATCAGACGTGACTTGACCACTTTTACTTGAATCCTGTAAGCCAAAATCAAGTGCTAGACCTTGATTATGTTTACTTGATGTACCCTTGTGATACATATCATTAAAGGCGGTAAATTTAGTAATTTGAAACTTATCCTGAATTGCTCCTGCTAAATCCAAAACCCCTTGGTGTGCTTTACCTCCAGCATAAGCTTCAGGGCTTTTAATACGAAGATCAGAATAAGTGGTAGGTTCATATTTAGATTTCTTTCCACCTGCAGATTTTTTATCGTCTTTAGTACCGGTTCCAACGCCACGGTTAGGGTCAAACGTTTTAAGCTGATTTACACTTGCCTGTTGTTTTGGGTCTTTTGGGTCGGGTAAAAATAGGTTTTTAAGTCGCTGTCCACCATTCATTGAGCTATTAACAATCGTTGAACCAGCTTGTGAAATTGCATCAGCAGATTTTAATGCACCAGTACTCCAGTCTTGTTTAAACTGATTTGCACGTTGTCCCATTTTATTGGTGTAGCGTTCGGTAATACCATCGAGTTCACTCAGACCTTGTTCAAGCGCAGCTTTAGCACCTGAGAAGTTAAAACTTAAAACGTTAGAAACTATATTTCCAAAAGTTTTAAACTTTGTACTTAAAATATCCAACCCGAACTGGATGGTATCCCTAAAGCCACCAAATACATTAAGTACCGCTGATATAGTAATGGAAATTGCTTGGCAGACAGTAACAATCACAGCGCGAATTGCAGCAAAGGCAATCTGAATACCAACCTTCAAACCTACAGCAACTGCTGCAAATCCCTTCAAAGCACCTGAAACCATATCCATGAATGTAACCTGTTGAACAGATCCATCACCAATGTCTTGGGTTAAATCACTCCAAATACCACCAATAGTGGAAAAAATATCTGAGCAAATTTCAAATAAACTCTCAAATATTGTGATTATTGCAGTGATTGAGTTATCTATCCCTTGCTTTGATTTGGCAGCAAAGCTTAGAAAATCGTTTGCAAGCTTTGTTAAGCTCGGTGCTGCCTTTGCTGCAATACGATTCATTACTCCGTCAAATGTTGACTGAATTAATCCTAATGCAGAATTAAACTCTTTAGTTTTAGCTATGGATTCTTGATCCATAATGACACCAAGATTTTGAGCTTGTGTAGACAACTCCTTTAATTTTTTTGCATTATCTTCTAGCAATGGTGATAACAGTGTTGAATCATTTGCTAGGGCTTCCATCCGATATGTAACTTCAGCTTGAGATAATCCAGCTTTTTGCAATGCATCGTAGTACTTACCTAAAATTTGTGGTCCAGATAAGCCTTGAAACTCTTTTGCAGTCATCCCCACTTTTGGCGCTATTTTTTCAAAGAATTCCGCCATCTCTCCACCACCAGTCATCATGAACTCACCGAACTTATCGTTCACGTCTTTCATGATGTCAGATAGCTTATCTTGTTGAACCATTACACTTTTTGAAGCAAACGCCCACTCTTGAAACTCTATGGTAGTGGAGTTGGCAAGGCGTGCTTGGTTTTCTAATTCTTTTGATGCTTGTCCAACTTTTGATGTTAATGATACTAATCCTGCAACAGCAGCTCCTACCGCAGCTGTTATACCCAATCCCACAGTAGCGAAACTTTTTGTTAAATTACCACTTATCGCACGTCCAGCATCTTCAAATTTAGATTGAACATGATTTGAAGCATCTGCAAGTTTTGATTTAACACTTGAAAAATCAGGATTAATTGTTAAGCCATCCCCAGCTTGCTTCATTTTTTTAACAGATTTTTCAACTGTTTCTTCAGCATCTTTCATCACTCGCTTTACACCTGTTGTGTCAGGTGTGAAAACAACTTTTTTCCCAGTTTCCTCAATATTCTTTGCAGATTTATCTACAATCTTTTCTGACTCTTTCATGCCTTCAGATAATTTATCCGTAGAGGCTGTGATTTTTACTTCAACTTCGTTAGCCATTACTTTTCCTTAGGCATAAAAAAACCACTCTTTCGAGTGGTTTAAAATTAATTTTAAATTATTTAGTTTGTGGGGTTACATCATTTGCTACCAAGGCTCTAGCTTCCTTCATTGCTGCTTTGAAATCCTGCCTCAATGAGGCGACTTCTGATTTCGTCAATGCTGTTGGGTTTTTTGAAGTGCCCAAGCTCGCCTTGCGTGAGGTATTCGATCGGGAATCCAAATTCATTTTGCCACCACTCAGGAAGTTCAGGATGCTTATTTCTAACATGATTCAAAGTTTTTTCTAAAGGTACAAGATCAATATCTTGATAACCTGTTAGAGTAGCTCCTAGTATAACCTTTCCACCATTAGATTCAATATGCCCCTTTAATGCAGCCAATGTTCCGCCCATCGAAACGGTATCATCCAATATTACATAGTTCCTACCAGCCTCTACATAACCATCAAACATTGGTTGGCGGACTATCCTCTCATACGCACTAGCGTTAGTATGATTTGCCTTGACTGTTTGAACAATATCATCTGCAACTTCAAAACCTAAATGACCACTTAATATTTCAGCAAAAACAGCAGGGATTCTATTTTTTCCTAAATGTTCTTGCGCCAATACAGGTGCTAATATAGGTTTTCTATTAAATAGATCAATACCAAATTCAAATATATCCTCATCTTTTAAAACATAATTGATTAAAAGATCATATGCGGAAACTACATTTCCACCTTTTGCCTCAAGATATAGTTTTTCAGATGCCTTGCGCAATGTTCCTGATGGATAAAACACTTTTACTTTTGGAAAATCATTCCAAGGAGTTCTTATAAATTTATTGAACATAAGTGAATGCTAATAATTTCCAAATCAATATTTTACAGTATTTAAATAAAAAAATGTTTTGATTCAACTCACTGATAAATTAAAACTACTACATTAAATATTTAATTTAGGGCGACCGAAATCACCCTTGTTGAAATGCATTTAATACTTCTTCTAAATCATCTTCATCATCATCTTGGGGCTGTGAATTATCTTCAATCCCCATAAATGCCTCTAAAATTCGACAAAGGCGCTGAACGCCGACATCAGCGGGAGGAAACTTTGTGTGATACTCATTCAATGCTTTGATTCTAGGCAAATCCATATGATTACGGATGTAATCGTATTCCTTGCCCGTAGTCATCATTAAATGAGTATAAAGCTCCTCCCAGTCTATTCCCCCGATCCACCTTCTTGGGCTTCTTTATTTTTTAGTCCTGATACTGCCATAACAGCACCCATCACCTCTTCCAGCTGATCCATGTAAATCAAGTCCGCAACATCATCACGACTGATTTCAGGATAATTACGCTTCAAAGATTTATGTGCAACATCGATCACTGTACCCACATCATTTGGCTGAAAGCCTTGTAGTGCTGGTAAAAGCTTTTCAACTGCACCAAGTGACAACGGCGCAAAAACAAAAGGATGACCATCAATTTGAATCATGGTACCGCGTGGATTTTCAATTTCTTTAAATTGCATTGATGATTACTCCGAAGTGTTCCAAGAAAATACGCGATTAAGATTATCTGCCATCGGTTGAAATTCGAATTCTGGAAGATCGTAATCATCCTGTTTAGAGCTAAATCCAAGTTTGTTACTGGTACAACGGAAAAACTCCATGCCCATGAACTTACCTTTATATTCACGCTGTAGGTTCACTGAAAATTCAGGTGTGTAACCCATATCAAGGTTATTGACTAAGCCTGACTTTGCACCTGCCACTGTTGCGGAATATTTAAAGCTAATAAATACAACTTTACCTACATCAGCAGTGGCAAATGTATATGCGCCAGTCGCTTCATCTACACTGTATTGCCCTGCAACTGGTGCTGTAGTAACACGTGTTAATGGGATGGCTTTGGCATCGGTCACACCAAGGTTTTTAACATAGGTGCCTGCATTTGGTACCACAGGTGTAACTGTACCGCCTGTTGCAATTTTTTCACCGTTGATGGTTTGAGTGACCACTTCCAGTCCACCATCTGCAATCACACCACCAAAGAAGATTGAATTGAGTAATGCGCCACTGATACGTCCAATAGTCGCTTTACACTTAATTGAACCTTTTCCACGCGCTGCATCTACAGCAAACTGTCCACGTCCGAATAATTCTTTCATATCGTATGAAATATCAACGGAAGTGTTTTGCATTACTCCAACTTCAACAGGTGTGGGATTGTTTATAGGTTGTCCATAAACATCTAAAATAGGTGTAGCAAAAATTTTGCCCGCACCAAATAAATATTGAGCCATTTATTTTGACCTCTTTAAAATGACAAAACCGCCATTTAGGCGGTCATAATTTAGGTTAATTGTTTAATTGGTTGTTAATATTTGGACAGGAATAATCGCAATCCCTTGTCCATCCAGCATTCCGTCTACACCCTCATAAACCTCAATTGTTCCATCAATCCAACAATGCTCAACCAAGCCATTTAAGGTTTGATATTCACATATCTCTGGAAAATCAGGCTTAATGGCTTCACGAACAGCATCAACAAAGATATTTATTTGTGTTGAAATTGCTTTAACTGGATCAGCTTCGTACACATATAAATACAAGTCAGCACTTAAAATAATCTTAGCGTTCAATCCCTTTACAGGATTTTCAGCTTGATTCCCTTGTGTAACAAACAATGCTGGACGTTGGTCATTATTTACATGGTTGAAATGTTTTAAACGCCGACTAACTGAAACCATTCCTTGAACATTTGAAAGCCGATCAAATAAGGCTTGGTAAATAATTTCACTATCCATTCAAACCTCGCTCAATCGCCTTGTCGATATCTTTGGGCACAATTTTGGCAATTTCATCCAGTGAATCACGCATGAACCGCTTCTCTTTAACATTTACATTGCGACTATGTGCTTTGACAAGAACATCACGTGGGGTGATAGGTCTACCAAAGGCTTGCTTGATATGTCGCATGTGTTCTTTTATACCAATAGATCCAGATAAGCCAAACTCATGGATAAATGCGTATTTAACATGCGCGCCACCCGCTGAGACAATCCCTTCAATCACACCACCAGATTCTTCAACTTTTGAGGCAAGTGAACCACGTAACCGACCAGATTGAACATTCAACCTCTGACCGCTTAGCATGTCTTCTTGCACCATCCTTTGAAGTTTTAAAGTTAATGCTGTGATTGTTCGACGTATTTCAACCTTGACGCGATTATTTTCTTCATTGAGTTGAATGTGAACATCTACAGAATCAACCATAAGTCACCTATTTAGCAGTAACCGCTACAGCTTTTTTAGGTTCTTCAACATAACGAGAGAATTGCAAAGGCTGTAAAGCAAAATAGATATCTTCATTAGATGAAACAATACCGTTTTTCACTTCATAATTTACACCTGAAATCGTAAGAGATTCAGCTTTCCATGTCTCAGGTGCTTGATATTTAAATGACATACCTTTCTCCTAAATAACAAAAGCACCAACACTCAAACTATTAGGATTGGTGCCTTTGTCATCAATCGGGATTGAATTTTTTAATGCCAAATAGCGTTGGCCATAAATGCTTTGGTCATAGAATGTTTCTTTAGATGATCGAGCATAACTCACACTCTGACCAGCGATAGACATACTCGAAGCATTTGAAATAGCTGTGCCATTTGGGTTGGTTTTTTGAACTTTCAGAATATGTGCTGCATATAAACCTACAGCACGCTCTTTCAGCTTCCCGAATTCAATAACAGACACAACAAGTTCAGCTTCTTCTAAAACTTCTGTTATCTCAGTGTCACTTGAATTATAAAGTTGGGAATCTGATTTAAATTTTTCCCGAAACGTCTGCGGATCCATAGCCCACCTTTATTCTTTGGCTTGGGTTAATTTAGCCTGAAGTTGCTCAAGCGTTTCGTCATCAGCGAAAGTTATACCAAGTTCGGTTAATTCAGCCTGAACTGTGGCTAATTCTGCTTCACCAGCCGCTTTCGCTGCATCGGATGCCGCACCTTCAGTCTTTCCTTTGCCAGATGTTTTACCTGCACCTTTGCCAGTTGCTTTTACCACAGCATCTTCAGCAATTTCGGTAACAGTTAAATCACCTGAATCGATCAGATGTTTAGCAAACTTATTTTTAGATAATGCTTTATGTACATCTTCATCAACAGAAGTCGGCACACCAGTAGGTAAAACAGCAAGCCCAGAAAAAACAAAAGCGGCTTGTAAGCCGCTATATAAATATGAATATTTCATAGTGATTTAAACCTTATGCATGATCCAAATAGCGAAGCGAATCAACACGCTTCAACCAAACACCCTGATATTTATAATGACCAGGTACTTTGATATCCAAACCTGCAGGTTGAGCAGCCAAGAAAGAAACATCATCACATTTCATTTGAATACATGATGGATCACGGCGGTAAATCACTGATCGATCTGCGCCAGCGGTACCTTTACCATTTGAACGCCCTAAACCACGAATCGTTAATGTCTTACCTTGTGTGGTAAAAATATTATTTTCTTCGATATATTTAAGAAATGTCTTACCACCTGAATCAGGTACCACACGTGTTGATAAATGCATATATTGGTTTGATGCCATGAGATATGTGTCAGGCTGTACCGATACATCACCATCAAATAGGTTTTCGGAATCAGAAAGGCTGGCATTAAAATCACCAAGAATCTGTTCAATTGTGGCTGTTGCCCAATTATGCTGACCAGTAACAACCGTTACACCTGTCTGATCCAAGAAGCCTTTAACACCAGTTTTGCTATTGCCGTACCATGCAACTTGGCTTAAATGCTTTTCTGCTGCCAAACGTGCTGACTGAACTTTATCGGCTTCTAAGGTCATACCAAGTTTTTGAGCAGCTTCAAGCTCCATAATTGAATATTGATAACCGATCGTACCAACCTTAATTGGCAATGCAACTGTGTCATATTCAACTTCAGCCAATGGGATATCATTGCCAGTACCTGCATAGTCTTTACCGATACCAACGCCCCATTTACGTGAAAGCACCTCACCACCACCAAAGACACCGTTTACAGGCATTACTGGAATATACTTGGCATAGTCCATGACCTGCTCAAGTTGCGGTGTGATTTCGTTTTGTTCTTCAATTTTGACAAAAAGCTGTGCCAATGCATCAAAGTTAAATGCATCACCAATAGCAGCTTGAACAATTTGAGCTACGGGAGTCAATCGTAGCTTCATCTGAGCGAGTTTACTCATAATTTGTTATGCCCCACGTAAACGTACAACAGCCAAACCTTGTGCATTGGAAATCGTCTCCCATGATGCATTAGGCAATTGAGTACCATCTGTAGCAGATGGTGATAAGGAACCTAACGGCGCATCAGTTGTACCGTTGGCGGTTTTGACATAAACATTTGCTGTAATGTCTGTTACAGGTGTTGTGGCTTTTACCCAAAGTGATCCAATTGTCATGGTTGGTACCATGTCAGTGGCTTGGTATGCTTCCTTACCAGCTGAATTCTTCCCAGACTTACCAACACCATGGCGAATAATTACCCCATATTTTTTATTGGTTGCATCTGTCACATTGGAAACTGATTTACCATCAGTATTAATAATGACCACATCACCATCATTGGCCACACCAGCACCCGAAAACGGTAAAGACAAAATATCTTCTGGACCATTTAAACGAGCTTTCATACCAGGTGCAGCATCATATTGTTGAACCATGATGTTCCTTCCTTAAATTGTTTTATATGCAGTCGCTTTGCTATAGCCCTGCTCTTGTTTACCCAAGTTTGGATCCTGATCCCCAACTTTTTGTTGTTGCTGGAAATTAAGAGCATCACCCACTGGATTTGATGGGTTAGTACCTTTTACGGCTGATAAGGCACGGAATACCATATCAACCTGTTCAGGCTTTGCATCACCTACAGTTACACCACCTAGAACCGCTGTCACAAGGCTGTCACCTGTTTTTGATGCAATCACATCACGTTTGATCTGTTCGCATGTACAACCATCAGTTTTGACCGTCGGCAATAATGCTTTAGCATCAGCAATGACCGAAGCACGCTCAGCTGCTGCTTGTTCTAGTTTTTCAGGTGTCATTTGATTTTTTTCCAAATCACCGACTTTCTGTTCAAGTGTTGCTTTGTCTGTATGTAATTGATCAACGACCGCTTGTACTGCAGGTAATTCATCACCGATAGAAAATTGCTTATCGCCCACTTTTAATTTGGCCGCTTTTAAATTTTCCAATTGTTGTTTTTGGATGTTTAAGGCATCCGCTAAAGGCTTGTTATCACCGATATCGAAGCGGATACCATTTACTTCTACTTCCATTATTTTCCCCTTTGGGCTTGGTTTTTGGTCACCGATGCGACAATCACCACCACAGCGACCGTATTTCACCAGTGCCACATGATTGCCAATAAAATTAATAAACTTCGCTTGGTACGGCGTGCCATCAGGTGCAGTACCATTTTCTAAAACAAGAAGTGCTGCGTAACCAAGCGACATTTCAATGCGCTCATTGCTTTGGATCAGATCGATACTAACCTTATCCTTAATAAGCAAATCCCCCACCAAATAATCACCCTCTTGGCGCACGTTCTCACAATAGCCAATGTGATAATCTTTCCAGTTAGAGGCGTTAATCTCATTCTTAGGTGGGTGATAGTCAGTAGCATCCACACCATTAAAACTTGCAACCGATTCAGGCTTAAAAAGTTCATCTGCAGGTGTATAGACGTTAATGTTTTGGTCAGCCGTGAATCCCTCTAATGATGGGAATTCATAGGCGTAGTACTGCCGTACCTGCGGTGCTTTCGCTAAGCGAACATTAACGCATTTCAAATACCCTTCTTTGGTAAATGAGCGTGATGATTCACTTGGCGCAAAGTCACCAATTTTGAGTTGATATAGGATTTTCATAAATTTTTCTCATAAAAAAACCCACCATAATGGTGGGTTCTATTGATATTTAGCTTTATAAAATTTCGGGATTCCATTTTTCAATCCAACCATCTAACTCTTCTTGGAGATGAGGGATAAAAACTACATTCTTTACTGCAACAAGATTATCAATTTTAACCAAATCTTTATCTGTTGATAAATAAGCAACTAAAACATCAGAAATCTTTGCTCGATCTATATGTGCAGATGAAAGTAATTCAATATTCACCTTATCGATTTTGATCACTCTATTTTTTTCTAATAATTCTGCTGAAAACCCTAAAGCCTTAACTGCATCAATCGCTTTGCCTAACCAAGTATCTGAAAAATTATAAAGAGGAACAATTAATACCAGTCTTTGTTCCTTATCGTCCTCTAAGAGTTGAAATGCTTTTTGCAATCCTAACACAGCCATTTCAAAAGCCTGGCGATCTGTCATTCCTATAGCGTATCGTTGCGTCATTGTCATTTTTCCTGATTTGTTACCTATCTCAATAAATACCCACCAATGTGAACATTATTTCGTTTAACTCCATAAAGATTGATCAATTAACCAACTTTTTAGCACTTCAACTTCATTTAATGCATCTTGTTTTGACAGATAGCTACCATCTTCATTTCTGACACGTGAACTTACAAGTAAAGCATCATTTGATGAGTTCTCCATTTTCTCTAAATCATTCTTCAAAACTTGACGTTTTAAATATTTAAACTCAGCTTCTGTTCCGTTAGATGCAATAACTAAAAAATTATCAGGTGTACTAGAGACTTTAAATAAATTAAAGGTCAAAATAAAATTCTCATCCCCTAATTTCACTGGAATTTCAATACTTGCATTTAAGGGTTGCCATGGAGCTTTAAATGTATTGAAGACTTTATCACTAACTAATACGTGTCCATTAAATGAAAGATATTGAGAACCAGCTGTAGTTAAAAAGTTTTGGTTATTAAACAAATAACCATCTTCCTGCCCTCTAAGCCATTCTAAAATTGCTTTTCTAAGTTGTGATTTCATAATTTTATAAATAAAGAATGATAATTATATTTATTGAGGGTAAATTTTTATATTTCAAGTATCTAAACCAAAATATTTTCATAATTTGGCAACGCCACACAACGACAGCGAATTGGTTCACCAGGATGCCCACCGCTTGGCGGTTCATCCCATCGAAAAGTTTTACCATGCTTATGTTGATGATCTGGACGTACTCGATCATCCTTGGCCGTCTGCCATGTATAAGATTCAACACCTAAAGCCAATTGACGTTGCTTATTGATATTAGAATTAATCTTACCCATCTGATCAGACGCAATTAAGCGCGCCCGATACTCCGTAGTTTTACCTAGCTTATGAATTTCTAAAGCAAGCTCTTCATTGGTTTGTCCAGTCTGCAAAGCATTTAAAACCAAAGCTTCCAATTTATCAGCATACTGCTGCGGTATCGATTTAATTAACGATACATTGGCAGCAATACACTGATCTACAGTGGTTTGAATATCACTTGCTTGGTAGAAAGGCGTTAAGTCCACACCAATTGATGATTTAGTATGATTGGCAATTTGACTATCCACTTCTTGCCTTACATCATTTACAACCTTGGTTGCTAATGGCTTGGATGTTTCGGAAACATATCGAACAATTTTATCCCGAATTTTAGAAAACATTTCAGTGAACCAGCTGTCACCAATGTTTTCGCCAATGGTGGGTAAAACAATCTCCTTGGTCTGTTCTTGGCAATAGTGAGCGATCGCTAAAAGTTGTCTTGTGTAATACAACTCAATACGGCGATTTACCTTGATCGGTTTTAATTTCGCCTTTCTACCGCGTTTACTCTTCTTCGCTTGTTGGAGGAATGGCTTTAGGATTTGAATTGTCTTGTTCATTGTCCGTTTCCACCATCGTTTCCAATAACTTAATGTGATCATCATCAATCACAGAATAAACGCCATCAATTTGCAACTGACGTGCGATTTGTGGCTCGGTCAAAATACCCATATCCAAATAACCTTGATCACGTTCTTTGTTATTTTTCTCAACCTCAGAACGGACTTTGGCATCCAATTGCCACAATGGATTAAAAACCACATTCAAACCTGCAAATTGCCGACCAAATGTAGATTGGCAAATCACAGCTAAAAACTTCATTAATGCTGGCTTTACATCCCATATTTGCTTTGTAGCAATTCCGTCATAATAATTACGAGTGTCATGCTCACCAGTAGCATTTAAACCTGCAGGTGACTGCCCAAATAAAATGGTGTAAGGAATATCCGCTGCACCTGAGGTTTGAATCGAAAATTCGCGCATCATTTCAGGCAAGCCACCGAATGTATAAGATTTAGAGTCGTACTCTTCCTCTTTATCCAAAACCAACATGCCGTTTAAGCCTTTAAGCAAACCCACACTTAAAAAACGCTCAGTCACGGCTTTCATATCTTCCTTGATTTTTTCGACAAGGGTTGGTGTACGGATAATATCGATCTTTGCCTCGTGCACTAAGCTTGCTGCACCACGTTTCACACTCGCATGGTCCAATAAGTCGTTATAAACTTCCTGTAAAATGCTTTGTGGTTCTTCATTCACAACATCTGCATGACAAATTTTGATTAACCGGGTGTGATGTATACGCTGTTCGGGTTTCCCATCATCAAAACGTAATTTGTAAAATTCAGGCTGTTTAAGTAATCCACCGCTTTCTTGTGGCGTTAAATACTTAGTTTTATCTGCCGTGACATATTTCTTTTTAATGACAGTAAAAAACTCTAATCGTCCAATTCCAAGCTTTTTAAGCTCAAATGGTTGATCTAAAGTTTTCCCATCTGCTGTACCTAATAAAACGTAAACAACACCATACAGGCGAGATAGAATCAAACTAGACAGTAATATTTTGTTTAGATTGTATTTGTCACAGGCTTCAATCAGTTTTGCCAAGTCATTGCCTTGAATCCCTTCATAAAACCATCCAGCACGAAGCATGTCGCTTGCTGGGCGATTCACAATTCGACGCGCTAACCAATCCTGATATACCGCTTCAAGTTGATCATCTCCAATATCACGGCGCACAAAATGCCCATGTGATGCTTTATCACGTCCTGTGCCGATATTAGACACAAAATTAGTGTAAGCCCCTGCATCGCCGATAGCGTCAGGCTTATTTTTCTTAGCCATAATTTTTCCTAATCAAATACAGTTGGCTTACTTGCAACAGTGTCATTAATCGCATCAATGGTAGGATCCCACTGATCATCATGATCATGTGTCATATCAGCGGTTAATCCTTCTATCTCTTCTACATAGTTCAATAGCCATGGCGCAGATGCTGGCAACATGACCATGCCATCTTCAACATAAAACACTACATCCATTGTGCGTGTGAGTTTATCTATGCTTCGTTGAATGGCTCGGATCGGCAATGTAGTTTGTCGTGAAATGGTTTGAATAAGCGTTGTACCTGAAGCTTTATCTTCAATGGCCATATATCGAAGCTTGCCAATTTCTGTATTGGATTCTTTATACTTATTGATAAATAACTTAGCTTCCTTGATCAGCTCTGGTGCTTCCCACTTACCTCGCTTCACATCAATAATATAAAGTTTACCGTCATGCCCAAGACCACCGCATAAAAATACAGAATAATCATTATGCTCTTTCGTCTTTTGCGCTGTATCAACCCAGATTGCCCGCCATTTAAGAACAGGTAATTTTAGGTAACGTCCAAACCATTCAGCTTTAACCAAATCACCACCCAGTTTTTTAGGTGCTTGCTGATATTGACTGGCAAATGTGTAACGGGAGACAGTGGCTCCGTCTTTATCTTGTCCACCTTGCTCCAACTGCAGTAGAGACTGTAAAGATTCTTTTAATGGCCAATAACTCTGACGACCTTTTTCGTCCCTTTCAAAATCACGCGGGATTTTTCGCTGAATGTTTTCAGGTAGCCGATTTATATAATCATCATCAATCAACGCTGGAATACTGATCTGTTCCCATTCACCAGGAACATTTCCAGTCATCACAAAGTTGGTCGGATCTTCAACATGCAAACGCTGCATGATCAATATGATTGGTGTATCGGAACGCGCTTTACGTGAATTGACCGTATTTAGAATTTTACGGTTTGCTTTGCGTCTTGCAGTTTGGCTAAATGCATCCTCAGGCTTGAGAGGGTCATCAAGAATAATCGCCCCTGTAAATCCCTCATTGGCTAATGTACCAGCACGGCGACCAGTAACCTGACCACCCATTGAAGCTGAATATACATGCCCTGCATCGTAACCATCTACGGTAGTTTTCCAACTTGATTTTGCATCTGTACTAGTGGAAATTTTAACTGGCCATAACCCTTGAAAATCCTCTGACTTTACAATGTTACGTGCTGTTGCTGAAACATCCTCAACCAATGACTGAGAAAATGATAAATATAAAAATCTTGATCGGGCATTTCTAGCAATACCACGGGCAATAAGATTTGTTAAAAGTTCAGTTTTACCACTACCGGGTGGGACATTAATAACTAGGTTCTTAACATTACCAGCTATAACCTCGTCAATCTTGTCAGCAATATATTCATGATGCCAATTGACCGAAAATTTAAACCCCATCCTCGGTAAGAAAAAACGGCGTGTGAAGAACAAATGTTCTCTTTCACAACGCTCCCTTTCCATTTGCATTTCTAGCAAACTAGTATTTACTTTCGAGTTCATCCCACACCTGCTTTATCATTTCAGGTGTTGCCGTTACATATGTGGTATTTTCACTTTGAAGTGGTCCACCGCCCGCACCAGTCAATTCTGTTTTATTGGTGTATTTGCCACCTACATCTTCAGCAGCTTGTTTGAGAATATTTAAAGCAGCTACACGATTCTTAGAATGCTTCTGATATTGATTTTCTAATCGTCGAAGTCGTACAGCCAAATTGGCTATAGGAATACTTTCAGGTTTACCTAAAAACATTTCACGCGTCTTTTCGAAATCTTTCTTCAGTTCTTCACTAAGATTTTCACCTGATCGCTTTGTTGGGTCGTATTTCTCACATTGCTGCTTAGTAACTTTTATTCCGAAATCTTGGTGGACGAGCTCCACAGTTTCTGATGGTGTGTTAAACACAGCAAGTGACCTAACTATATAGAGCTTAACCTCTTTTTTTAGAGCTGCCATAAATCATCATCCGTCCACTAACGTCCACCTAAAATTTCAACTAAAATTCTTTGCTCAATAAGATGAAAATCGAAACACCAATGTTTTGTTGATTCAAATTGGAATAGTTTCTCATATTTAATTTTGAATACATTCAGCGGTTGCTCAAAGTCTTCAAGTGCTTCTATGTATGCTTTTTTTGCCTTAAGTAAAGGTCTTGATCTTGGTTTTGTTTTAATTTCCGATTTCTTAGTGAGCTTTTTGTATTGAGATGGATCATAAATGTCACCCAATAAAAAACCTCCCGAAGGAGGTTGGTTTAATTTATGAAAATATTAAAAACATACATTTGCATCTCTATCCACCTTGTCATGAAAACGACATAAGTTTACTGAGATTTGAAATGTAAAAAGATAAGAAAAGAATTGATTCAAAGATCTAACATGTTGTTTGATATCAAGTACTATTCTTGGTAAAGAATAAGCTTTATCTAATTGAACTATATAACCTTTTTCATGCGGAGCATATTTACCATTACTATCTATTGGTAAATGAAATAAGTTGGTAATTTTATATTGCATTAAATTTTGATTAAAACTTTTAAGCTCATCTTCCGTAGCTCCCTCTCTTCTTAAAAGGGCCTCATATTTTTCCAAGCTTATTACTGGAGCTAATAGGCAATCTAAAGGAATTCTTCTTGAATTAGCTACATCAATATCACACGTATTACTTAAAATAATACATTGTGGTACGACTGCTGTGCATAATTGATTATTTTTCCAATAAGAAAAGGGTACATTTCTTACAAGATCCCCTTGTAAGAAATACTCATTTTTAAAAGGGCTAAATGGGTCTTGAGTAATTCTTTCGTTTTGTACGAAATCCTTTAAAGCTGCATCTAAATTCTTCCTTGTAGCATCAGTTAAGTAATTAGGAAGTAATCGAGAAAACTTATCAGTAGCAACCACTCTAAGACCCTATATAATCAGAATAAATCTAGTATGTTATCTGATAGGATTTTAGCAAATTTTTCATTTAAAGGCTTTGAATCTTTTGATATTTTTTCAAAAACTTGAATCATCAGATTATCCGTTTCATGAATATTAAACTGATTGGATAAAACTACAGATGAAAAAGTTTGAGAAGTCTTATTTAAATCAATCTGTGGTGTTTTATACAATGCTTCATAATTACTAGGCATACTATGATTAGCATAAGTGCTAATAGATGCACCACCCAAAGCTGTTGCAAATATTACGCCAGTTAGAGTTGGAGTAATTGAAGCACGAACATTCAAACTGCTCATAAATATCTCCTAATTTTTATTTTGATAAATTGTTGAGTAGATTTGCTTTGCTTTAGTATGCAAAATTTCTAGACCTTCTAAAAAATCAGCATCTACATTTTCTGAACCACTTATTCCTTTATTGCTAATCACATCGATAATAAATAATGTTCCTGCTAATCTCCTAGTTTCGCCAGTAATATCACTTCTATTTTCAAGCTCTACATGTGAAGATATATCAGTAATGCTAATGAAATCACCTTCTTTAATTTCGGTTTTCAAGGAGAGTTTTTCACTTTCATTTAAATCTTTATTACCAATCTTTAATGAAATATTTAGGTCCTTTAGGGCCAATTCCGTTGGAATTAGATTCGTATATTTCAACGAAAATCTTTGAATTTCATTAACTTTATCTTTTCTTTTTAAAATTTCAATAATTTGTAAAGGAATTTCTTTGAAGTCACACCATCCTTTATATTGAGAATCTAATGTGTTCATTAATACAATTAGTGCGCCATCAGAAATCCATAGAGAAAATAATGAATAGTTAACTCTATATGATGGAACGTAATAAAACTCTTGTTGTTGAGCCTTTAACTCAGCAGGAAATTGCAAGCCATCAGCATGAATAATACTTAAATGATTGCCGAATACTTGGTTAATCGCTATCAATAATTCCGTAGCAAAATTATTTTTAGGTGCGAACCTAACTTCGAAAACCACTTCTATTAGTGGACTTGATGACATGAAATTACCTTTAAAATTCATTCTTAATACTATGCGAACTTAGTCAAAACCTAAAAAGTTCTCAGAGAAATAGTTATAGTAGCCTTTAGACTATATTAGGCAATATTAGACATTTATAAAATCAGTGTCAACTTAGATAAATTAATAAAGTCAAAGGATAAAAAAATATAAAGCGTCAAATTCTGTCGAGAAGCGTCATCAATCTGTTGTTATTTGGCTTTTATAAGTGTAATGCAACTAAGCCTGCACCACCTTCCCACACTTCCTACACTCTCTCACTGTGAAGAAATCTGAATATTCCCAAACGTGTCGGCAGAGGATTTGTTTTATTACCTTCATTTTGTCACCCAAAATATCAAAACATTTCCATTCAAAATCATATCCTTATGAAACATTTTTAAATAAAAATGTCAAAGGTTTTGGCAACAAAAAAGCCCACATTTCTGTGAGCCTCTTCTGACTTAACTGATTCACTTTGCATTTTGTCTATGCGCTAATACCCACTGAATCTAGGGGGTTGGGGTTGTCCTTTCATTGTTCCCGTCACCATCTCGTAAATTGCTAAGGCACTTGGACATTCGAGAATATCTTGTTAGTCGTGTCGTCTACTTACAACTTGCACGACTATAACAGAAATATGCCATATGCTTTGATCAAGGTCAAGAATCATTTGGATGCCAAAATCAAACCGTATTACAAGTTTAACCAATGAATACAAAGAGCATCTCTTGGATACTTGCCCAGTTAATCACAATACCCCTTTAATTCTCTGACTAATACTCTCTATAAAACCATTCAATTTTTTCAGTTCATCACTCTTATTAAACAGTACAGATAATTTCGAAAGATTCTCTTTTGTAAGAAGTCTGTTCCCATAAGTACAAAACTCTTTCAACTCACGCAAATTATGGTCGTATAGCCGTAAATCCTTAACAAGGTTTTTAAATACATCATTAGGCATACCCGCAGGATCTCTTATCTCCCGATGTATCTTTTCAAAATATGCTTTTAACTTTTCAGCTTTATGCCAATTTGCTACGATATCAAAATGCTCAATCACGGCGACAGTAACAATTTTGGTATCACTTACATAACTCTTATTCATACCTTCATTAAAAATTTCTTCGATCTCTCGCTCTTCCTCAGTCTTAAATCTTTCTTCAGTTATCACACCATTTGAAGAAACTCTACTTCGAATTACTTGAAGCATCCAATAATCAAATGCTTCACCATTGAACCCCTTTACGGCTTTTTGAATATCAATAAAAGTTAATGGTCCTGATTGAAGCAATACGTTTTCAAAAGTCTGTTTAAGTTCAGGCAACTTTGTAAATGTATCTTTAATAAATTGATGTTGTTCTGCACGTTCTCTTTGGCTTTTGAACTCACGTTCTTTATTTGTGAAATCCACACCAAAATTATTCTTACCGCATTTATTCCCAATAATGATTTCCTTGCCATTCGATAAGGTCACAACGTACCCCATTAAATGTTTAGTGCCACATTGAGCAATTCCACATTTCACACGTTCTTTTAACTGGTAATGTGCAACAAGCTCTTTGAGCTTAATTCCATCTTCCTGTTTAGAAATGACCGCAGACTCTATAAAATTTGGACGAGTTAAAATTTCGTTAAAATCATGAATCTGTTTAAATTGTTGTTCTGACATTTTTCCCCCTTGTAATTTTAGTGGGTATATTCAAATTAATTGTAAGGATTAGCCCTGCTCAAGCAAGGCTGAGTCCTGATTACTTTGGAAAATATTTATTCTGATATTCCTCTCGATCTACATCAAACAGGTTTGCCCAGCTTTCAGCATGACAACGAGCAACATGAGCCAGCTTCTTAATATCTCCATGTTTATCTGCTTTTTCTTCAATAACTTTGCACATGACATTGAGCTGTTCAGCAACATCACTGGCATAAGAAATTAGCTCAATCATGTGCTTCAGATCAGCTTCAATCACAGCTACAGGTTCTTTGATGGTTATATTCATTCCCCTGCTCCCTGTTGTTTTTCTAAGTAAGCATTTCCAACCATACCTAATCGTACTTTAGCTTGTTCTGCCAGCTGTAACATATCTTTTAGATATTCAATACAATTAGCTGAGCAATCGAGTAACTGTAAAAATGCTTCCGCACCTTCTTCACTATGGATTGTAGGTTCTAATAACTCATCGAATGACTTGGTTAATGATGCCAATGTCAACCGGCGCATCATGCCGACTTCATCAGTTTCATATTGCTGGATCTGTTCAAAGCTCAGTAAAGCAGCAAAGTTGATATTGCGATGTATTTGAGTCATACTGTTCATCGTTAATATTCCTTAATGTTAGCAATCCAAAAGCCCTTGATTCCGCCAAGTTTCGTGAGGGCTTTTTTATTGTTTGAATTAATCATTTTTATTACCTAATAATTTAGAAAGTCGAGTTAGTCCTTTTGGTGTAACTCTTACTTGCTCTGTGATTTTGCTTGAACCATCTGGCATTTGGATATCTCGTACTTTATGTTCTAAATAACCGGCTTTAATCTTTTCCTGATAACCAACCCAGTGTTTACTACCTGTCCGTTTATAGATCCAGTCATTCAGATTTAGCCACTTGTTAAATTTGTGTGGTTCTTGCTGTAAAGTCTTAGCTGCATCCGTTAAGCACAAACTTCCATCTGCTGTTGCAATTCGGTCAAAGGCATCAATAGTTGGTTGCATAACTTCAACTTTCTGTTCAAGTTCAACCATTTTCTCTGAGTACCCGAGTAGTAAGCCACGTAAAATATTTGGGTCCGACAGTGCCTGCATCGGATCAACAGGTTTTACCACTTGTGCTTCAAGTTCTTGCCAACGGTCTACCAAACGAGCCGTAAACTCTGGGCAAAGTTGAGCAACTACGATGATGCTGTCACGTTTGCCTTGTTCTCCACTGAATTTATATACTTGAGTTGTGCGAATACGCCCCATAGCATCTTTAGATTGTTCATCCTCAATTTGAGGTTGGACAATAACATCTGTATTTAAAAGACTTTCGATAGTGCGTTTAACATTGTCGTGGCGTTTCTCAACAAGTTCAGCAATTTCTAAACTATTCATAGATTGTGTTTGCAAAGGTACAATTGCATTCATGTTTTATCTCCTTCTTGAGCAATTAATAACTTAACAGCCTTATTAATTAAATAATTCATTGAACGTTCATCACGCTCACCTTTCGCCTTGAGTTGCTTATGTGAATCAACTTCCAAGCGGACTTTTACATATACAGATTCTTTAGATTTCATTTTGATTTCCATTCTTGATAGGTTCACTGACACCTTTTGGTTGGTTTTTAGGATATAATCCTTGCTGTATTAATGCGTTTATAAGTAAATGTTTGAACTGTCCACGAGTAGTACGGTTCTCGCGTTTTGCTGCTTGTTTGACGATATCTGCAATTTCGTCATCAATTGAAAAAGTATACATTTATTATCATTACCTCTCGTATTTGATAATTTATGATAGGTTAAGATAGGTTTTATAACTTGTCAATAAGTGAGACTAACTTTATGGAAAATTCTTTTAGCGAACGCTTAAAACATTTGCGTGCAAAAATGAATTTATCTCAACAACAATTAGCTGATCATGTTGGACTAAGCCGAAAACAAATATCTGATTATGAAGTGAAAAATAGTATTCCTCGTTCTGTTACTATTCACAAATTAGCGGAATTCTTAGGTACTACACCTGAGTTTCTACTTAAAGGCGAAAATTCAGGAACAAATGAATATTTAGTCGTTCCTATGGCAGGTGAGATATATGAAAAATTAAAACGAATTGCTCTTTTGAAAAATCGAAGTATTGAAGATGAAGCACAAGACTTATTAAAAGAAGCCTTAGTTAAAGAAGCTAGAGAAATAATTAATACTGATAAAGATGATTTGTCATCAGATATATTGGAACGAATTACTCGTCTTGAAAATTGGATTAATGATATTGATAAAAACAATCCCAAAAAGTAAGTCACTGCTGACTTATTTGTTAAAACTATAGTCTCCATAAAAAACCCATCTTGCTGTTAGGATGGGTTTATTACATCAAAAATACTAAGGTGTCATACAAGTGTCATATATAAATTAATTTGTGACACATAAAAGGCTTCTTGAACTATCTCATGTGTCACATATGTGTGACATATAATTAATTACTTGTTTTTTTTGGGATTAATTTTATTTGTAATAGCAATTATTCTTTTAGCAAGATTGGTCAAATCTAATGTTTTAACAGATCGTACTTCGTAGCCCCTTTCAGATAAAAGTTGCTCTACTGATTTACTGTGCGATTCGACGTATTTACCATTTACATAGATTTCTTCCCACAATTCAAAAGCAAGTTTCAATTCTGGCGCATGATTGGGATGATCTGGCTGAAGAACAGGGTGTTTGTTTATATGTTCGGCAAATGTACTGGGTTTTTCTTGAGGGACAACATCTCTAACTTCTTTCAATTTAGGATGCATGTCATACCATTCATCACTAAATATTTTAGGTTGGGACTCTCTATAATTTCGTAAAGTATCATTTACCTCTTTTATATTTAAATCGCCATAATTAGCCGAACCAAAGACCTTATTGCCAGAGCAGATATTAACTTTTAAATCATTTAAAGCTTTAAAATTATAAAGGCTATTTATTTCAATATTAATATGCCCTAATTCACACATCAAATCATCATCGTATCCATTTTCAAATCTTGTGCTATTAAACTTTTTATCACTTAAAATATTTAAAATGTGATGTACAGCCTTTGTAGAGCTATATGCATCTAAAGCGATGCAATTTATTTTATTAATATTAACATATACTATAGTTTGACTTTCAAATTCATTCAAAAGTAGAAATGTAGATAACTCATAAATTAACATATCAAATGTATGGCAAAAATCCTCAATAAGATATACAAGTGAACAAAACTTATCATTATTACTTTTCAATAAATCAGATACATATAAATTTTTATTATTTGTTTTTTCTAATACATTTGGTTGCTTTTGTAATTGCTTTATTTCATATTTCAATTTTTCATTTTCTTTTAATAGATGATCTTGTTGCTGATTAGGTAGCTTGAACAATATAGTAGATTCAAAATATTGAATATCTCTATCTTGGGATAAAAAAAGATCTGATAATATTTTAGTATCAAAAATTGTGATATGAAGTAGTTCATAATCACTTGCAGAAAAATCATTACTTACACTTATTTTTTTCAGTATAGAGTGAACAGATGGATTGTCCTTATCGATGTTCATGGGATTATGTAATGATTCTATAATCCTTAAAATATTTTCTTCTTGTTCTTTTCTTAAAAATCCATCTTTAACATAAATATAAGAAAATATAAAATCCCCAATAATTTTTGTACTTTTCAAATAGTGATTTGATATTAATAAGATTAAATCAAAAAGTGATATCTGTTTTGCTCTTTTAATTTCTGGAAGAATGTTGTTATTCCAATAAGATAAGTACATTTCTGTAGGTTTGGAATCTATAACATTGGACCTTCCACCTATACTTGATACTTCTACTATTTGAGTCGGAGTAAGTATATCTTTAAGTTCTTGGAATTGAGTTAGATCAGATCTTTTCCAATAATATTTTTCTCCTTTTAACTTGACATCATCAAGAATTCCCTCTTTATCTTTATTCAGATCATTTATTTCATAAATTAATTCTTCAATTATATCTTGCATAACAGCATACATTCCATGTAATAGATATACCTCATTTATTTGATAGAATGCATTTAAATGATAAAGCTTTAACGTACCTGTATGAGCATTTATATGGCCTAGGTATGCCCCTATTTCTGCATAACTATTTGTATGACTTAACAATTGAATCAGCTTCCACACCCCAATATATGTATCGTTAATATGTTTAGCTTTCTCATCCAACAATCCCATACATCTTATTCCAATTCATTGAAATCTAAACCCTAAATATACCCCAACTCACCCCACTTGTGGGGTAGAATTTTAAGGTAAGGTGATGTATTGTTTGAGGGTGGTTTTTTTGAAAAAGAATTAGACAACCTCTTAGTTAAAATTTAAAAATTCAATACTTTAGACCCTAAAATTTAAGAGTAATTATTGGAATTTATTATGATTCTGGATCGCAAACTTCAACTTGAATTACTTACTAAACTTAGTACAACATACCCAAAGCATTATGAATTAGATAAAGATTACTTATTTAAATCAGAAAAATACGAAAAAGTGATCATAAATTTATATTATCTTATGCAACATGGACTAGTTGAAAATAAAAGTTTAATGAAAACAACTGGGTTTGGTGGAAATTTTGGTCTGCAGTTTGAGCTACCAACCATTACACATAAAGGTATGGATTTTCTTGCTGATGATGGCGGTCTTTCAGCAATCTTAAATGTGGTGACTGTAAAATTTGAAGCTACTACTTTAAAAGCAATTTTAGCAAATCATATCCATCATTCCGATTTACCAGAAGAGAAGAAGAAAACAATGCTAGATACTCTCGATGAACTACCAGCAGAAAGTATTAAACACTTAACAACTAAGCTACTTGATGCCGGACTAGAAAACATACCGAGTGCAATTTTAATAATTTCTTCGTATTTAGGTTTATTTTAAAATTAAAAAGATGAACGTTCCGAGTTGCTCCAAACTTCGATGAAACCGGATTTAGGATCTTTAGGAATTAGGGTATCTTCATTAAATATAAACTGCTTTTGTTCATTTTCAACAAACCAAACGCATTCAACGTTCCCGCGCTCTTCAATCAATCTATTTATTGTCATTGCAGGACTACCTGATTTTAAATAGACAACATCTCCAATATTAAATTTACCCATATAATTATCTCTTGAAATTTTGACTTTTAGAAGATACCACTATACCCAACCATAATACAATGTGAAGTGATATAATTTAATTAAAATCCTATCTGAATTAGATCCACATCATAAACATAAGCTATTGATTATTTTGATTACTTCTAAGCATTGAAATAATATTTTTAACACGTCTCAATAAATCATCATAAGTCATAATATCTAAAACATTAGAGTATTTTCTTCTAATAAATTCAAAATCAAATTTATGCTTATCACTAAAATTATTATCTCTACCTAGAATTATCATTGCCTTAGGGTTTACTACCTTAATACTTAATCCACTTGGCAATTTATCCTTATACTTATCATTTATTGTACGCTCACCACTGGCACCCCATTTATTCAAATGAAATATATATTTCTCAACTTGCACAATTGAACCAGACAATTCATTTTTGGGTACATAATTATCCCTATAAAGTCTAGAAGTCAAAATTGCTTTTTCAAACGGTTTTTTTATTTCAACAATATCAATATTACCATTACAATCTATTAATGAAAAATCTATTTTTCTAGTTATGTCTCTTTTAGAATCGGTATAAAAATCCTTCACATTTAACTCTTTTATAACTTTAATATACTTTGGAAATATCAAAAGTAATAGATCTAATATTTTATCTTGCCAAACATTTTCTGAATATGACTCAGCCTCATTTAACATTTCAATCAATTCGTCATAGATAAACTCATATTTTTTAATTTCATATCCTTTAAAAGTATCTCTGATATATAAACTATTATCAGATTCTCGTCTAACAATTCTATTTTCAAGGTTTGACTTCAATCTTTTTTCAGCTTCAGACAGCCCTCCAAAATAATCATTGATTTCTCTTAATATTCTTATACGAGAATAATATTTTAGTTCTGTTGTATTAGGAAAGTTTTTTATTAAATTATTAAAATCCTCAATAGAAATAGCATCTTCTTTTTCACCACCAATAATAATTTCCTTACCATTCAATGCATCATCAATTTTTCTAAATATAGAAATATTATATGAAGCTATAAAGTTTTTTTTGGTAAAATTAAAATCCTTATAAATTAACAAATCATGACTAATTCCTAAAATATCTCTATCAATTGTATAATAATCATCATTAAGATTACCAAAAACAAACTTTATGCATTGATCTTCCTCATTAAACTTATCTAATTTACTAAAGGAAAAAACTCTATTAATAGTTACACTTCCTGTTGAGCTAAGTTTCTCATCTACCGGTAATCCCCCCTCAAAATAATTGAACTCAAAAGTAGAAAATCGAATAATCCTGTTCAAGGAGATTTTTTATGAAAACATCTAAATATTCAGATAGCTTAATCATGAGTATTTTAAAACAAGCTGAATCAGGAACACCTGTGCCTAACTTATGCCGTGAACATGGTATGAATTCCGCTACATTTTATAAATGGAAAGCGAAATATGGAGGTATGGATATTTCAATGATGACACGACTTAAAGAATTAGAGGCTGAAAATGCTCGTCTGAAACGTATGTATGCTGACGAACGCCTTAAAGCAGATATTCTTCAGGATGCACTGTCAAAGAAGTTATAA